TGGCCTTCGGTGTCGCTCTTGTAGATATTAACGCCAGAAATACCCGCTAGGGCTGTTGCCAGCCCATTCTCAATCTGACGCTCAATTGAGATCATTAGGTCGTTGGGTCAGCTATATCAATAGTGTAGCTAACTCCATCTGCACTTTGTTGGAAGCCAGCAATCATTCTCTCTGCCGTTCCTACTGTTATATAAGCCCCGATAGTTACTGGCGAGGAAATAGCTGATGATGGCACAACCATACTTTGCGTAACCCTCAAAATCTCTCCACCCACATCTAGCTCTTGTGCAATCGTTAAGTCGGTAATAGAGGCAGATACAGCAGAAGAGCCAAGCCCGGTGACAACTGTATATAGGTCTCCGATCATATTTGTAAGATCGGTTGAGAAATAGGTGGTATCGATTGTCCCCGCCATAAACCCACCCCTTATGTCAATTTATCTCTACGCTATCCCAAATAAAGATATTGTCCTTATCAAATGGCTCGATTGTTTGCGGGAAATACACAACCTTACTTTCTTTCCTAACCCCAGCGGCGATTGCCATTTGCCCGCTATCTATTGACCAAAACTCATTAGCCCCTCTTATCGCCCTAGCCATCTCTGGTATATTGGGGGCTGTGTAGGTTTGTAATCCATTAATCTCCGTACCCTCTTGGCATAGGACAAAGAAATTATCTCCACCGCACTTCTTCCTAGCCTCAACAATGATTTGCAGGGGGTCTCTCTTATGCCCTTGGCTTATCCCAAAGGGGGCAACCATATTATAGGTTTCTGGAAATCCTTTGGCTGGTGCATCATCTAGCTTATCGAACAGAATATCCTTTGGGTCTGCCTTGTTAATCTCTGGGTGGGCATACACAAACTCCGTCCAAGTCTTATTTGAAAAACGATATTCTTGGTATTTGTTAGGCCAAATCTCAAGGTCTATAACATCGCCCTTGTTGCCAACCTTCACATAAGAAACCATCTCGAATATGCCGTGGTATTGAGGCAAGCAATCAAAGAACACCTCGTGGCCTTGATCTGCTAGATATTTGCAAGCTGGGAGGCAACGGATGATGTCTCCTAATCTCTGGGAGTATTTGATTGTTTTAGCAGTCATCGGCTACGCTCTTATCGTGTAGGTGCGGGAAGTATTCGCTCAATCGAACCGGGCCGATTGTCTTTTGCAATTCTTTCCACCCATCCACCAATCCCTTATAGCCATAAAAATCTTCCTTAAACTCGACTTGCTTCTGGATTGCGTAGGCATAGTGGTTGAATACAAGCCCCCAAGTTTCAGTCACTCCCCTTGGAACTAGGCGAGACTGGATGTTTAGGCGGGGCGGCTCGTGACTTGTAAAGCAAACATTCTTGCCCCACTTCCAAGCCCTCATCCACTCATACCAGTTCGAGCCATAGCCTTCTCTAGTCACTACTCGCTTATTTTCTCCCACAAAGAAGTTACAATGGAACTGCATCGTTGCCCCATCTTCTGCCCCTTTGAGGCATTCATAAATCCCCTCAATCTGTTCTGCTCTCCACATCTCGTCAGCGTCCACTTCCATTACAACCCCATCATCTACCCCAAACAAGGCTTGCTGAATCATCTCTAGCTTTCCGTTGAATGGCTTGCCCTGCGAATAGACAACAACATTCCCGCCTTGGATGCTTTCAAGATATTCGTGCGTTCCATCTATGCTCTTGAAATCTTTGTGCCATTTGTCGGGCACTTGATTGCACCACCGGGTGCATCCAACTGGCTCACTAACCCCTTCTACAATTCTCCACCTCCAAGGAATCTTGAGCTTTTGAAACTCTGCAAGATGCCTCTCGATAAAGGGCATCCCATTGAGAACGATGGTAAAGATGGTTAGCATAACTGGAATATGGACGCACCATTACGAACAGACCAATCCTCCCAGAGCAGTTCTGCAAATCCTTTGAGCTTGTGGTAGTTTGCCCAGTTCTTAATATCGTTCACATCGTCCAATGCGATGATTGCCTTCTCTGCTAGGAAGGGACGGACACAACGGAGTTCGGCCTCACCAGAAAAGGGCGAGCCATCAATCAGCACAAAGTTGAAATCAACATTATGCTCAAAGTGGATGTCCTCGATTGCGTTGGTTGAATAAGGGAAAGCAGTCTCTAGGCAGACATTGTGCCAGCCTAAAATTGTTTCTAGGGGGTATTGGTTGAGGTTTGTTTTGGTGGTTCGGTAAAACTCCTCGATGTCGTTCTTGTTCATCCATAGCTTTGATAGGGTTGCCGTGCCGTTGATGGCAACGCCCCCTCTTGCCGATAGGTTCATTGAGTGCCTGCCAATGCGGTCTGGATGGTTCTCTATGCTGAATAGCCTTTTTGTCCTAATACATTGAGTTGAACCATCCCCAGTTCCTCCCCCGATTTCTAGGCCAACATCTAATCCCTCGCTATACTTTGCGAGGGCTTTCCCAAAAGAATCGTGAATGGTTACTTCTTGCATTTCACCATTCCCGCTAATGCTTTTTTGATTGCGTACTCAATCACGGCTTCTGGGTCGTGCTTTAATGCCAACATTCCAGCCTCATACAATTCCTTCCCCGCCTTCTCATCATAGGTAATATCGACTAGCACATACTTTGTTTTGTCGAGACGAGACTTGCCAAAAGTAATTGTGCCAAGCCCCTTCGTATCCTCCCCCTTTTTTGATTTCCTACATCCAATTATTTGCTTTGCGTTTTTCATAGATAGCTTTTCCTTTCTCGTAGAATTCTGGTTTGTTGTGGTTCTTTAGTTGTTCGTCTGGGTTGCCCCCCGCAAACATAGGGTTCTCGTGCCTAAAGACCAAGTCCCTAGCTTCAATTACGCAATCATCTTCGTATGCTCTGTCTGTATGCTCATTATCGGAATAGATGCCATCAGACTCTTGATAGCTTGGGTGAAACATATAGCCCCCCTGCTTCCGTAGCCTCTTTTGCGTTAGGATGGCCATACAAAGCAGTTTATCGGTTCGGAGGCCATCTGATACCGCCAGCACCCTTTCGGCCTCTAGGTTGTCGATTCTGCTCAAAATTAGGGCATCCCAGTACCTTGGTGGACTCCAATCATCGCTCATTTGCACAATAACCTCGCTTTTTGCCATCTTTGCCCCCTCGTTCCAAGCATTGATAATTCCACCCGGATTAACCCTTTTTCCTTCGTGCGGGGTGTAATCGACTGCCTCATCGTGATCTACCATAAACAACCACTCAACTGCTAGGGGTTCTTTCGCCAAGGCCAGCCATTGCATCTTCCGCTGGAAGGCCAACTGGGGGCGGCCTCTTGTGGCGTGGACAATACTTATCTTTGGCTTGGGATACATATTCACCAGCTTGGCTACTTCCTCTTTTTGGCCGTAGCAGACAGAGGCCATTCGGTATCCATCGAGGGCTTGCCAATCGTAGACAGCGTGAACTTGATTCCAGTAATGAAGATTCGGCTTTGGCATCGCCATACAAGCCCTCCCAGAATGCCAAGCCTTTGCCCAATCTCCCCTAGCTGAATACTCTGCCATTAAATAGAAATAAGCCTCTCTGCGAATGGGATTGACCCCAATCGCTTCCCCCAAATATCTAAACCGCTTCTCGTTGGGTGAGCATCTACCAAGGTTGCATAAAAGTTCATATTTGAGAGTCTCGTCTAGGTCTGGGAAAGCCAAGGCTCTTTCCCCTGCCTCAATCGCTTTATCCACTTGCCCCCTCAAGAAAAACTCTTGATGCTGATAGTAAAGATTGAATGGGGTAGAGGTTAGCTCGTCTGCTAGGATGCGATGGTTTCTATCTGCCGAATCTGCCTTGCTTGTAATTGGGCGGTGAATCCTAAATATCTTATCAATCGCCAATAGCTTATTTTTGTCGTTTGGCTCAAGGGCTTCGTGAACTCGATTCCTCCACCTACCGCACCCCTTACGCAAGGCCATCTCTCGAATAGGATTCAACCCGGCATTCTCAACTAGATAACGAAAGCAAACAATTTCAGCCCCCACTTTCTCTGCTTGCTCCAATCCTTCCTCTAAAACCTTCTCACCATCCTCTGCCATTACATCATCGGCATCTACCCAAATAGACCACTCGTTCTTACAAGCATCAAGGGCTGTGTTTCTAGCAGAAGCAAAATCGTCTATGTGAGGCCAGTCAGTTTTCTTATTCTTGTAATGAATGACTTTAGCCCCAAGCGAAAGAGCGATCTCTTCTGTCTTGTCTGGCGTAGCTGACCCCCTAGCCATACATACAATAATTTCTTCTGCGATGGGCTTAAAAGACTCAATGACTCGCTTAATGTGGGCTTCTTCATTTCCAGCGATTAGGTAAAGGGAAATAGGGATTTTCATTTCGACTAGGATTTCTAGTTATTAAGGGATGTCAATTAAAAGAAAAAGGGGGAGCAGGTTATTCACCCACTCCC